ACCTTCTGCAAAGGCAATAGTGTCAGCAGCAGGGAAGAAGATACCTGTGTTGGTATCGCCTGTAGTAGTAATAGCTGGTGCTGATACTGAACCAGCAGAAACTGTAGCTACTCCAGTTGCAGATAAAGTAGTAAAAGCACCAGTAGAAGCTGTAGAAGCACCGACAGTAGCGTTGTTTATTGAACCACCAGAGATAGTAGGGCTTGTTAAAGTCTTATTAGTTAATGTCTCTGTTCCTGCGATAGATACTAAGTTAGCATCAGTAACAGCAGTATTGAACTCTGCTAAAGTACCAGACACAGTGTTAGAGCCTAAAGCAATGGTCTTATTGGTTAAAGTTTGTGAATCGCTTGTACCAACAACAGTTCCTGATGGAGAAGTTTTAGTAGACCAAGTATCTAAATCAGCGTCCCATGCTTGTACATTAGTACCAATAGCAACACCAAGATTAGTTCTTGCTGTGGCAGCGTTTGCTACATCTGATAAGTTATTAGCAACAAGTAACACACCTGCAGCAGAGACATAAGCAGCTACCCAAGCAGAGCCTGTGTACACCTTCATAACACTGCTTGTTGTATTGAAATACAAAGCACCAGTAACTAAAGCATTACCGTCATTGTCTAGTGTAGGGTCTGAAGATTTAGGACCGAGATAACGGTCATCGAAGTTGTCATAAGCAGACAACGCAGCATCTCTAGCAGCTTCTGCTGCAGCTTGTGCAGTTTCAGCATTAGTCTCTGCTGTTTGAGCAGCACTGGCAGACGCAGCTGCTAAGTTAGCATTGTACTTAGCAGAATAGTCACTACCTGATACTGGAGTNGATAATTTAGTAGCCCATTCTTGAGCTAAAGAAGCAGCTGTTTCAGCATTAGTCTCAGCAGTCTCAGCGTTTGTTTCAGCCAGTTCAGCAGCTGTTTGAGCAGTTTCTGCAGCAGCTTGTGCTGCTTCTGCGGCAGCCTGAGCAGCTTCTGCGTTAGCTTCTGCAGTTTCTGCATTGGCTTCTGCTGTTTCAGCATTTGTTTCCGCAGTCTCTGCATTAGTTTCAGCTAATTCAGCATTAATTTCTGCTGTTTCTGCAGCAGCCTGTGCAGCCTCTGCAGCTACTTTAGCTGCAATAGCAGCATCTCTAGCTTCTACGGCTAGTCTTGTTTCGCTTGATGAGTCGTTAACTGCGTCACCTGAACCGCCAGGACCACGATAAATAGCCATAGATTTTTATCCCTTGTTGTCTTGTTTAAAAGCTCTCTTAAGAACTCTTAAAAAAGACCCCTGCCGAAGCAGGGAATCTTAATGCTTAATTAAGCGTTTACAGCCAATACGAAACCAGCTTCTGGTCGAACAACTTTAACACCGAACAATGTATCTGCAGTGTAAAGAGTTGACAAGTAGTCTAACTTGTACTGAGTCTGTGAGCGAACACCAACTTGCTCTGCCAACACCATTGTGTCAGTGTGGAACAACAATGCAGCTTTAACAGCGTCGCCAGCTGAGTTGTCATCAGCAGTCTCAATAGTAGGCATATTGCTTGACACATAGATGTCAATACCATATAACTTACCGATTTGACCGTTTTGAACACCACGACCATCAACGAAATCGCTAGAGTTGTAGCGGTCCACACCCATGATTGCATTACGCAATGATGGTGGGATTGCAAACTTACGACCGTCCATTGGTACATCAGCGTCGTCCATTAACTGGATAAGCTTACGGAAACCAGCGTCAGTAAACACATCAGATGTAGTTACTGTGTCAACAGCGTAAGCTGTTAAACCAGTAGTTGCATCGATGAAGTAGCTGTTGCTATGTACATAAGTTGTTGTACCGTTACCAAAAGTCTTACCTAAACCGATAAGCTCGTCATCAACTTGTTTAGCTAAAGCATAACCAGCATCTTCTGTGTAGAAAGAGCGTAGTGATGAAAGAGCTTGAACAGCAGCGATGTCCTCAATNAAACGAGAATATTCAAANTGCTTGTTGATTAAAACTTGTACTTCTGACTCTGTGTCAGCTTGAACGGTAACTGCAGTGTTAGCTGCTTTAGCGTTAGCTATGCCACGAGTTGGCTTAGGAATGTGCAATGTGTCGCCTTTTTTGCCTTTGAAAGACATCTTGCGAACTAGATTTGCCAATACTAAGTTTTTCTTGTAAGCAGCGATAACTTCATCAGACCAAATTTCTGGNATGAACTTGTCTGCGTTTGCTNTTGTTACTACGGAGGTTGAACCACCTGGATATGCTGCGCCTACTAATGCCATGATAAATTTCCTTTAAAAGTTTAAGTTAAATACTAAAATTACTTGACTCTTCCTGTTGCGTATGCGTCCATGATTTCATCAGCCATTTGTTCATACCTGTCAGGGTCNGTCATTCTCAATTTAATAAGGTCTGCTCTACGATATACTTTTCTGCTTGACTCACCAGCACCGCCAACATCCACGGTCGCAGCTTTCATTGCAGTTTTCTGTGCGTTAGCTTCTACTTCATTTGACTGAGCTGTCTGTTGGACAACCTGTTGTGCTTTGATTTGTTTAATCTCTTTGTAAGTAGATAACAACTCGTCAGCAGCTTCAAAATCGTATTCTGCATCAGCTTTAGCAAACAAGTTCAATCGAATTGCTGAAGACTTAACCCAATCTTGGAAACCATTGTCTTGTGCAATAGTTGCAAAGTCTGGATGTTTGGCAGACAACTGTTGAGCTGTCTTCATCTTCTTCATTTCAAGTGCTGCTTGTCTTGCTTCAATTACTGCAGGGTGCTTCTCAACCTGTCTGTTNACAGCCTGTTTAGGGTCTGCAAAAAAGTCTTCTTCAAGCGATTCTTCAATCGGCTCTTGCTGAACTCTCTTGTTAGATTCGAGTTGTTGNTTTAANAGCTGGTCTGCAAGNCTTCGTACTTCGTGAACNTCGTTTGCTTGACGACCNATGAGCTTTTCAGCNTCNTGGTGCATCTTTGCAATCTCGATAGCTGATTTACCTCTGTACTTCTCTGGTAACTCTTCTACCGCTGGTTCTTCTTTGACATCAACCGTTTCAGGTTTACCAGAACTAGTTGTATCTGGGACTGGGGTTGTAACATCTTGTACTACTTCTTGCTCATTGCTTTCAAACAGTTCGTCTTGGTCAATAAAGTTTGCTGCCATTTAAAGTCTCCTGTCACCGAATCAAGTGATTTTAGGATTTATGTTCTGAGGCTCTTTCGAGGTATCTCAGGCTTCGTTTTGCTTGCGTTCTTGTTTAGCTTTTTCTTCATGCTTCCTAGCCCAAGCATCGTGAGCTGATACATACACTGGGTCTGTACCATCCAACGATATTCGGACAGCAGAAATAATCCGTTTAGCGTCATTACCGCAAGCGTTACAGGAAACTACATCTGTCTCATAACCTATGTATCTCTCTGTAATGTGTCCAGCCTCACAGCTGAACTCAAACATCCTTTTACTCACTGCTGTCTCCCGACTGTAGTTGTTCAAAGGCTGCTTCTGATGCAGGTTTCAAGTTTAGTAGCCAATTAAGTATGTCTAATTGCCCACGCTTGAGGTGCAAGTCAGTTTCGTTCTGGATTGGTAGAACTTGGTTCATGGAATCGAACAATTGCTGTGCGTCTTCCATCAAATCCTGCCAACCTGTTGTTGCCATCATCGAGAATCTGTTCTCATAATAGCTTTGTAGCTTTTTGTCTATCATTCTTTGTCCTTTAGGGAGAATGTTGGTAAATGTGTTGCTATTATACAACACTTATACCTGTTTTGTCAAGTGTTTTTACTGNAAATTGTTGTTTTTCTGCATCTGTAGTTCAACAATCTTGCCTTTGTTGTTGATGTCCTTCTCTTTTAGCATCAACTCAGCAATTTTTGCTCGTTTCTCGAACTCTTTATCAGCGTTTTCACCCTGAATGTTGGTAGACAATGAGCTGATTACCTTAGCTTTTAGCTCTTCAGGCAGTAATTGTGTCTCAACCACTGTCTTTTGGGCTTCTGCTTGGTCACGCTGTGCTCTAGCTTGTAGAGAAGCAGTCTGTGCTTGAGCTTGTTCCATCTGCATCTGTTGAGCCATCTGCTGCATTTTGCTGTGCTTCAGGGTTTGGCTGAGCTCATTTGGTCCAAAGCCATCTCCATTTCAGCTCTGTTAGACAAGCTGGAGTTAGCAATGATGCCTTTTAGGATGACAGGTAATACAGGAGTGTCAGGACCAAGGGTCTGTAACAAACCAATCAACTGTTGTTGTTCGTATTCACGAGCCATGATGCCCAAAGTAGCAGTAGGAATGAACTTCATGTCTACAGAAGGATAACGCTCAGGGTCAAACTGCATATAACGGAAAGCAGCTTTCTTAATCAAAGGCACTAAGAAGTCTTCTTGGAAGTTTGTCAAGGTACGCTTGTACTTCTTGATGATTGCACCCATCGCCATAGACATCTGTTGACCGCCACCGTCACGAGTAGCTTGAGACACCATGCCTTGGCTGTCTAAAGTACCAGTCGCTTGTAGCAACATACGCTCAAATTCTTGTGCAGCCAATGCGTTGTTTTGACTGGTCTCACCGAACTTGAATGGAAATAGAATCTCTGATGGAGCACCGTTGGTAAGAATAGCTTTACCAGGTTTAACTTCAAACTTAGCACCACGAGGTAGACGAGTAGCGTCCATAGCAATCATAGGAGCTGTGGTCAATGCCAAGCTATCCTAAGTGACTGCGTAACTGTGCGTCAATGGCTTTCTGCATATTGTATGCTTTTTCCACTGTTCCACGACCCCAGAAACGATTAGGGATAGTGTCGTCT